AAGAAAGAAAAAAATTAATATACGCGCCAAGTCAAATCGAGCTTCGAAGCTTGATGTTTCCTCCACTGCATTATTTTAAAACCAAGAAGTTCAGTTATTTGAATATATGTTCTTCAATTGGCTTGGAAAGAAAGTATTCTTACAAAACAAAAATCGAGCCTCAAAAACTTCAAGATGATCATTGTATTTACGTAGATACAAGAGAGCAAAAGCCTCTTTCTTTTGATGTCGATATAGAAGTTAAAAAGCTGAACTTTGGCGATTATACTTTAAACGACCAATCTATTTGCGACAACGTATACGTAGAAAGAAAAAATCTAATTGACTTCATAGGAACAATGTCTGGTGGATTTGAAAGGTTCCAAAGAGAAGTTGAAAGGGCGGCTGTTGAAGGAGCTTATATTGCTGTTGTTGTTGAGTCTAGTTATGGCGCGGCAACAAACTTTAACAAGCTTCCGGTAATTAGAAACAAGGTCAGAGCGACTCCTGAGTTTATTTTTCATAGAGTCAGAGACCTTTTGCAGTCTTACAAAAATATACAATTTCTATTTGTTAAAAACAGATCTGAAAGCTCTCAGATCATACAAAAATTACTTTCATCAAAAGGGTCATGTAGAAATGCAGATTTACAGTTTTTATATGACACTAATTGTTTATAATGTGGTACGCTCCTGAAAAATATAAAAAAGAAATTATAGATTATAATCAAGAGCTTCTTTCTATAAAAGGGGAGTTGGAAGACAAAGAAGCCAAAATTACTCTTGCTAAATTTCTAAGAAGTAATTTGAGTTTTACGGTCGAGCTTTTGACCGGAATCAAATTAGCTCCTTTTCAGGAGGTTCTTCTCAAGGGAATGCTGAACAGAAACTTCAGCATGTTGGTTCTTGGTCGTGGTAGCGGCAAGACATTCATTTCTGCTGTTTACTGCATTCTTCAGTGTATATTTGAACCGGGAACCAAGATCCTAGTTGCTGGTCCGACTTTTCGTACTGCGCGATTTATCTTCAACAATATTGAAAAAATTTGTGAAGGCAAGGGTGCTGAATTGCTGAATCAAGCTTTTGGCGCAAAAACTAAAAGAAACGACGCATTTGAATGGAAAATTAACAATGGAACAATTACAGCTATCCCACTGTCCGGTGAAAAAATTCGTGGTTATCGTGCTAACATACTTGTACTTGACGAGTATCTCCTCTTGCCAGAAGAAACTATCAAGACGGTACTCATGCCCTTCTTGGTCGCTCCGCAGAATATGGCAGAGCGAATGAAGATTCGTGAAATAGAAAACAAGCTTATTAAAGATGGAAAGATGCAAGAAAGTGAAAGAATGAACTTTGAAAACAATTCAAAGATGATCGCGCTTTCTTCTGCAAGTTATACTTTTGAAAATTTATACAAAACTTATCAAGATTGGGTAAATCAAATTTACTCTGAGAAGTTTTCTGACGAAACCAATAAAACAAGTTATTTTGTGGCTCAAATGAGCTACGAGGCTTTGCCAGAACACATGGTAGATAAAACTATCATTCAGGAAGCCAAAGACGGTGGACAAAGCAACTCTTCTTTTCAGCGGGAATACTGCGCTCAGTTTACTGATGGATCTGACAGCTATTTCAGTGCAAAGAAAATGTACGCTTGCACAATTCCAGATGGTCAACAGCCTTCGACTGAAATTGTAGGAAATCCAGATTGTAAATATATTCTTGGAATTGACCCTTCGTTTTCAAACAGTCCAAGCTCTGACTATTTTGCGATGAGCTTGCTGCAAGTAGATGACGAAACCAAAACAGGCACACTGGTAAATACTTATGCTGTAGCTGGTGGAGATTTAAAAGATCACATCAAGTATCTTTATCACATCGTATCTAATTTTAATGTAATTATGATATGTATTGATAATGCTGGATATCAGTTTATTGATTCTGCCAACGAAAGCGAATTATTTATTGATAATAAAATAAATTTAAAATTCTTTGATTTTGATAGTGACGCAGAAGATACCGAAAAAATAAAAGCCATCAAAAAAGCAAGAAATGCTTACAACGTGCAAGATGGAACAATTGTATTCAAGCAGTTGTTTACTTCCAAGTTTATCAGAAACGCTAACGAATATCTTCAAGCTTGCATCGACCATAAGAAGATTTGGTTCGCGTCAAAAACTTGCGCTGATGGATCTGCATTTGACAGAACAATGACCAGAAAGATCAATGTAGATTTGGTTCCTTACGAAAGTAAGCTTGATTATTTGGAAGCTCAAGATGACTTGGTTTACCAAACAAAAAAGCAGTGCGCCTTGGTCGAGGTCAAAACTACAGCCAAAGGCACTCAGACTTTTGATCTTCCCCAACATTTAAAAAGGTCAACCAGTGCAAATAGAGCAAGAAAAGACAATTATACTACTCTTATGTTGTCAAATTGGGCTTTAAAGAGTTACTACGAAATGATGCAAGCTCCAAAAGAAGAAAATAATACATTTGTTCCGATTTTTATTTAAATTGCGTGTAAAAACTATAGACGGTAAAAGGTTATGGCTAGAAATTATATCAAACTAAAGCAGTTAGAGCCTACGGGCTTGGCATCCTTGGTCAGAACATCGCAGACTGGCGATCATCTCACCACTGGTTATTCTGGCTACGTCTCCGACACCTTTTACCCAAGATCAAACCCAAGCGGCTATGTAAGAGCCGCAGAAACCGGAATTTTAGCTGGCACAGGCACGGGTGTTGCCGAAGGTACTGGCTGGGTAAATGCTAACTATGTTAGCAGATCTGAATCTGGCACATTTTATGAAGCCTCCAATCCTAGCGGTTACGTAAGAGCAGCAGAAACTGGCATCTTGGCTGGCACAGGTACTGGAGTTACAGAAGGCACTGGCTGGGTAAATGCAAATTATTACCCTAGAAGCAATCCTAGCGGATTCAAAGCTCCTATTATCATTGTTTCTGGAACTGAGCCTCCTAGTGGGGATTTTGATCAAAGTGGAAATCTTTGGCTAGATACAACTGGAGACTGCAAGCCAGTTTTAAAAGCTTATGATAGATGCACTAATCAATGGACTCCTGCTACGACTATTGGGCAGTTACCTGATGTTGCGTTTTCCCCTTTTGTAAATCCAACAAACGACGCTTATTATACTTTTGTAGATGTAACTGATTCAGATACAGTTACTATGTCCGTTGCTGGGCATCCAAATGCTGCGATTTATTATACTTTAAATTCTGGAACAAATCCTTCTGGATTAAACGTTTCTGATCCTACGACTGGATCTAATTTGTATAGCTCACCCGTCGAATTAACAAATACCGGAACAGGCACATTATATTATGCAATAAAAGCAAAAGCTTATTTGAGCTACTATAATGCAAGTAATGTTTCTTCTGGAATTTATAGATTAAATACAAGATATCCAAAAGTTGAATTTAGTCCCCACAACGGATATCCAAGCACGGATTTAACTACCATTACTCTTACTGTTCCCGGTCACAGCGGAACAGCTAAAATTTACTACAATTTTGTAAGTGGATCAAGAGATTTTATTGAAACAGGAAATCATACCGCTCCTACAGCGATTACTTATACGGGAAGCGGAACCTCTCCTTTAAATATTAATGTATCTTCTTATCAATCTGTATCTTATAATATCAAAGCTTTTGCTGGCGCATTGGCTACAGATTCGGAAGGAAAAAGAAGATCATTAGTCTCTTCAGCTTCTTACGCTAATGCTTTGTATGGTGGAGATCCGCAGCTTGAGGGAATTGATTTTTCTCCTAACAGTGTAGAAGAAGGTGCTGGAATTGTATCTTTTCCCGTACAAGTTACTCCAAGTATGATTAGCCATTCTTTGAGTGATGGTCTTGCATTTTATTACAAGACAGACGGATCTGAGCCTTCTATTTCAAATTATAACCTTTTGTGGAGTGGGTCTACAAATTCTTATATTACATTAGATGGAGACACTGCTCTAGATGATGACGCTTTAGTAAAGCTATTTGCAACCAAATATGGTTATGATCCAACCGAAGTAACCACTGGAAGCTATACTAGAAAAGGCGTAGTTGTAAATCCTCCTTCTGGAACGGAAGCTAGATTTGGAAATTATACTGGATTTACAATGCAGGGGTATAATCATATTTTTTATACTACTGGAGATAGTTCGACTGGATCTGTTCCAGATCCAAGTGTAAACGCTTGCGATCTTAGCTATTCTGCGCCGACTCAAAAGTACACTGGACAATTTTTCTTTCCAGCGGATACCCTTACCGGAACAATCAAGTATTTTGGTTTGGCAACTTCTGGTTGCGCTTCAACAATTGTTATCAAAACTGGAGACTATCCAAGAAGAAAAGCTGAATCAGCAAACTTAAGCTTGCCAGATGGCACTCAAATTTCTGGAAACAATTGTGAAGAAATCGTTTTAAGTTCCGCAGATACTGGAATTCACTTTTATGTTACCAGTGGAACTTCGACCCCAGCAGATCCAACTCCCTCCGACTTTAAAGTAACTGGTGCAGATTACACTGGGGACTGTTGCGCTGCCGCTTCTGGAACCGGCGTATTTACCGTTTGCCCCGGTTACACTTACAAGTTTTTAGTTTCTGGAACTGGGTTAAACGGTTCAGATATTGTAACAGCCAGTTATAATTATTATTACGCTAATGCTGATGCAATTACTTTTAGTCCAACTACTTCAACTCAAGATTTCTCTGGAAATAGTTTTACAGTAAATATTTCTAGTGGATATAGTGGTTTTGCAACTACTGGATTGACCAGTACCATTGATAATCCAATAGTTACTGGCGACTCTAATTTAGAAAACTGGACCGCTAGTGGATCTAATGCTGCTTTTGCTGTTTCAAGTGGTGACGTAATTAATTTTCCTTTAAACAATACCACCGCTTCTGAAACTCTTTATATAAAAGCAATTGCTGTATTAGATGGTCGCCAGCCTTCTCAAACTGTAAAATCAAAAAATTACAATAAAAAGAAAGCTGCGAGTATAACTTTTGATCCTAATGGTGGAGTAATTTCCGCTTTGGGTGAACAAGTTGTTTTGTCAAGTAGCGACAGTTCACCAATTGAGTATTATATCGAGACTGGCAATCCTACCGCAGCTACTCCAACTACAGGAAGCTCTGGTTATTTTGCTGATTATGCGGAAACTTTAAATTTAAATCCCACTGACCAAATCAAAGTATTTGCTTGGAGAAAAGGTTTAACCAGATCAAACGAACAAGTTGTAACTTATCAACTTGGCCAAACTGATAATGACATTACTGTTAGCCCAGCATCTGGCTCCCAAATTAGGTTTGGAGCAAGTGGGGTCACATTTAATATTCCTTCAAATGCAAGTGGCTATTTTACAACTGGAATCGGCTCTGCGCCAGAAGACCCAATTGTAACAGGAAATGCAACTTATACAGAGTTTAATGCTTCTGGATCAAATTCTGCTCAAGCTTATAGTTCTCCTGTTGTTTTGCCATACACAAATGAGTCTGCACAAGAAAGTGGATATATAAAATTTCTTATGGTAACTGGCGGTTATCAACCGTCAGATGTTTTAACCGCTATTTATACGAAAAGACGAGCAACCGCTCCTGTACTAGATCCAGCAAATGGAGATGGAGTTCTTGCAACAGGTGAAGAACTTTCTATTACAACAACTGATACGGGTATTGATTTTTATATTAACAGTGGGGCAACTTTGGAAACAATTGCAGATCCGACAACTGGAAGTTCTGGTTACGCAAGAGACTTAGGATCTAGCTTTACAGTATTTCCGACTGGAGACATTAGAACAATGACTTGGGGTAGCGGTTTGATTCCTTCAACCGTAACTAGCGCAGATTATGATTATCTAACTCAGGCTAATGATTTACAATTTAATCCAGAAGATGATGGTTTTATTGACTTTTCTAGTGAAAATATTTCTGTTACAAGCTTAACTGCTGATGCATTAATTTTTGCCGCAACTGGAACTGGACTGAGCTTGGCTGATCCCGTAATTACTGGAAATGAAACTTACTCTGAATTTGGAATAAGTGGAAGCTCTGCATTTAGAGTAAATGGTTCTCTTGATGTTCCTGATACCCCTTACAATTTTAGAATCAAGGCTGTTGTTGCTTCTACTGGAAAACTAGTTTCTAGTATTGCTTCTAGGGTTTATGGAAACACCCTTTTACCCGCAATTGTAGCTCAGTCAGTTAGTGGCGTTACCCCAGCTTATCCAAATGGATCTTATGACTTGGTAACAGCAGAGACATTTACATTCAAAGTTACTGGTGAAGCTGGACTTTCTCCAACTATTGAATGGTATCATTCTGGTTCTGCTGGCGAACAGCAAATTTCAAACGGTGGCAACTACACAATCACAGAAACCAATCCAAATACTCAACAGACATTTAGCCAATTGGAAGTTGTTGGCAACTCTAACAGTTATCCCGTTTTTTATGCAAAAATTTCTAATGATTATGGAACAATAACTGGCGACCAAACAACTGTTAAATTTTACAGTTCTAGAATCGCCAATCCAGTTGTTGTTGTTCCAAGCGGTGGACAGGTTGCAAACAACGGAGCCTTTTTAGACATTACAACTCAAACTGGCAGTAGTTCAGCAGCTTTAACTTTTGTCAAGCTACAGCGTGGTATTTCACTAAGCTCTTTACCTGATCCTGATGGAACAATTTCTTGGGAAAACAGCTACTATAGTTCTCCTTATACAATTTACAACAACACCGTAAACAAGCTTTGGAGTTCTGGCGACGGAGTCGCAAGAACCAATGTTTTAGGATTTAGTTATTTAACTGGCGCACAGCAAAATCAAAACTTTTTTAATCCGAACTCTGGAACTTACTATGATTATATCGACGTAAATATTCCAAGCGGAGGTTTTGAAGTTTATACTACAAATGGGCTTATCACTCCAGAACTTGGATTAATTTATAACAGCGGAACAACTGGTGCTGCTCTTTCTGCCCCAACAACTGCGAGTTACAGCGGAGCCATTGCTTTGACTTACGACGAAGGAACTCAAGAGTATACAGGAAGATTAGATGTTGGTGGAGATTTTGACATCAAAACTTT